AAAAAAAAGAGGGAAAAAAACAAAAAATAAAAATAGTATTAATTTAAAAGCAAATAATGAAAATATAATTAAAAAAAAAAGGGGTAGAAAGCCTACAGGAAAAATATATGAAATTAATAAATCATTAATTTCTAATATATCATCTAATATGCCAAATTGTATTATTGCACACTTACCTTTATCAGATAAAGATATTTTTAAAATAATTGGAAAAATAAATCCTTTAGATAATAAAGAAACAAATAATACAAATTCATTAACAGAAGAAATTTATTCTGAAAATTTATCTGATATTATTCATAGTGAATCAGCTAAACAAAACACAAACCCATATATAGTTACACAATCATCATTTATCATAGAAGAAGATGATAACATTAAACATAAATATAATGATAAATGTGTTGAAGTATTAAATTTAAAAAAAAAATATGATGATCTTTTAGAAAAATTTAAAAAATTTTCATATTTAGAAGATAAAATAACAGATAATGGTGTTATTGAAAAAAAATATTATGTTGCAAACTCTAATATTTTTGATTTATGCGGGAATTGTTGGAAAGATTCAACTGATTCACATTGCTGGTGGTGTTCACATTCATTTGATTCTGTTCCTGTAGGACTTCCAAATAAATATTGTTCTAAACAAAAAAAATTTTTTTTATATGGTTGTTTTTGTTCATTTAATTGCGCCCATTCATATAATCTTGAATTAAAAGATTATAAAATATGGGAGAGGTATGCTTTATTAAATTATATTAAAAAAATAATTTATAAAGATTCGCCTACTGAAATAAAATTAATAGTATCCGCACCTCCAAAAGAAATATTAAAAATTTATGGTGGTGAATTAACAATAGATGAGTATAGAAATTCTTCTATTTCAATACCAAAAGAATATTATCATTTATTACCACCAATGATACCAATATTCTCAGTTGTAGAAGAAATACCTAAATTTTTCTATCAAGATCGATGTTCAAAAAAGAAAAATGATTTTGGAGAATTAAAAATTAAACGGACTAAACCACTTTTAACACAAAATAATAATTTATTAAATTTAATAAAATAATAATTTTTCTATATATCTTATAGTTTATAGAAAAATTATATATTGGTATCAACTACCTTTTTGGGACTAGAGTTGGTATCAACTACCTTTTTGACTTTCTTTTTAGTAACTTTCTTTTTAGTATCACTATTTTCATTTATTTTATTAACTGATTTAGTTTCACTAACTATATTTTCACTTTCAACATTTATTTCATTGGTTATTTTTTTTGTTTTCTTTTTATTAACTTTGTTTTCACCTTCTAAATTTTTTTCTATATAATATACTGCATGTAAAAATGCATCACATAAATCATCTTTCTTTTTAAATGTATTTAAATGTTCTACATATGCAGGATTATGTTTAATTAATTCCATACAATTTGTAATACCCAATTCTTTTGTTTTTTTATATTTATTTCCTAGCTTAGTTGCATCTGCAATTTCTTCATTAATTTCTTCTGTCTTTCCAACTATTTTTAACTTATTTGAAGGAGAAAAAAATGTTATTTTTGAAATAGTTGATCCTGTTTGTTCTTTTTCAATTAAACCTCTTATCATAAACCATGTATATAAAACATCTGAAATTGCTTTCATTGTTGGATTTTTAAATGTTGGTTGGTTTTCAATACAAACTACATCAACATTTAAAAAAATATCTTTTAATGTATCTAATTTTGTTAATAATGATAATTTCAAATCATGAATTGTAAAATCTTTAACAAATGTTTTATATTTAATTAGAGATCTAAATTTTTTTTCATTTTTATCAATTAAATCTTTATGTTTTGAACAAATTGGATTTGAATTAAATATAAATTTACTTTTTGTTTTACATGACATTGTGTATGAACATTTTGAACCATCTACACAATTATCAAAAATAATTGGATTATTAGATAAAATAACTTTATGATATAGTTTATGTTTAGAACAAAAATGATAAGTACTTTTATTTATTTCTGAAATTAAACCAATACTATTTGGACATGATTCATAACAACACTTTAATTTATTTTGCTCAGTTAAATTAATAATATTCCAATTATTTATATGAGAATCTTGAATAAAAAATTTATCATCTTGTTTCTCAACAATACAATATGCTAAATTTTTTATTCCTACATCAAAACCTAATACTTTAATCATTCTAATTATAAAATAAACTAATATATCCTTAAATAGATTCTGAACGCGATTTTACATTTTCTAAATAATGTTTTCTACATACTGGCTTGTAAATATCTGTTTCACCAACTTGTATTGTCTCATCTGTACCACATAATTTTGCTGTAAATGGTGCTTGAATGCATCCATCACATAAATTACAATATGCTTCTAAATGTTCTATTTGATTTGCTAATGGAATTAAATTTAATATATGACCAAACGGTTTTCTTTTATAATCACCAGATAATCCTGTTACTATTAAATATTTATTGTCAATGTCAACTGCAATTGAACAAAATTTAACAAGATCATCTCCAAAAAATTGTGCTTCTTCAATAACTATTACTTGAGCAGTTTGATAATCTACTGTATTAATATATTTTAATAAATTATCTGAACTTTGACATGGTTCTGTAATTTTATCATGAGAACATATTGTTTCTATACCATTATATCTTGTATCTATAGAATGTTTAATTACTAAAATTGGTACATTTTTAGATTTAAAATTTCTAATTAATCTTATTAGTTTAGATGATTTACCAGCAAACATAGGACCAATAATCAAATATAAATAACCACTCATTTTATTACTTAATATATAACTATCAATTTAAATATATAAAATATCAATTTTTTATTTAAACATTTGTCTTTTTATAAATAAAAAAAATAAAGACCCAAATAACCTAACATATAATTAGAAAAAGATGAGATTACTAATTATTAAAAAACTTGATAATTAAAAATTTGGAAAACTTAGTATTTTTCAATATAGATACTTATAAATAAAAATTGATATTATTATATACTTGTATATATTTAAATAATATTATTATATTACTATTATGGAAGATATAGAAGATGAAGAATTAATTGATTTATCTGATGAAGAAATAGATGATAGTACTGAAATACTTATTCATAGTACTGATGAAGGTATATTAATAGAGCCAGGAAAAGATTATATATTGTATGATTTAGATAATTTACCGAATTCAATGGAAATATTTGCAATAACATTAAAAGCATCAATAAATAAAGCTTTTTATATTGAAAATATCTTAAACTATTATCCATTATCAGAAACTGAAATATCTACAATTAAATCTAAATTAAAAATGAGAAATATAAAAAAGAAAAATATAAAAAAAATAAATAAAAAAGATATTAAAATTAAAAAAGGTTCATCTGAAAATAGTTATAACTTTTTTAATCAAATAACTGTTGTTATGAATATACCAATTGATTATGGATCTGATGTAACAAAAGATGTAAATATTAAATTATTTAAAAATGGATCTATTCAAGTATCTGGTTTAAAATCAATTAATCAATGTAATATTATGATTAATAAAATTATTCAATTATTACGAGGTGATTATTGTATTTTTATTAATCCTAATGATGAAACACCTTGTACACACGATACACCTGGAGCTATATTTAAAAATATTAGATTCATTGAATCTGATACTGTAAATATCTTAAATTTAAAAATTAATATGATCAATACTATGTATCAATATATCAGTAAAATTAATAGATCACAATTATATATGAGATTACTTGAACTAAAAATGGAAAATAAATTAGAAAAAACAACCAGGTTAAAATATCAACCAGATATTCATGCTCCTGTACATGTTAAAATAGATCTTGGAAATAAAAAACCAGTGACTGTTTTTGTTTTTGAAAGTGGAAAAATATTAATTATGGCAGCTAAAAAACGTGAAAATATAATTGATGCATTCAATTATATTAATCAATTATTAACAGAAAATCATGAATATGTTGTTAAAAGAAATTTAATCGAAATTATCGCAAATGATCCTGATTTAAGCAAGTTAATTGATTTAGAGGCATTGGCACAAATTTTTCATGATTTATAGATTGAGCATAAACTGGATTATTTGTATAATGATAAATTTGATTTATTCCATTTGAATAATATGGATTTGTTACTAATGTATCCATTTGATTTTGATTTATATGATCTTCATAATATGCATTTGTTTTATTCATTTGATTTATTTCTGGTCTTGCTGCGTTAAAATTTGTTTGTCTTACAGGATTATATCTATCTATATTAATATGATCTCTTAGCTCAATTAATCCTATTGAATTAATATCTGGTATCATCAAAACATTTGAATTAGTTGGTGCTCTACCTGCTACTGTTACTTCTCTTATTAAATTTGTATGTGCATTATTATATTGCATTTGATTTTTTGTTTGATATGGATTACCAGCAGATCCAAAATAATCCTGAGTTTTTACCATATCTTTTAAAGTAATTGGTGCCTCCCAATGTGTTGCATCATATGGATTTGAATAATATGTTGATTTATTTCCAATAGCATTAATATGATTATTATAATTAACTAATTGTTTTATTGTAGTTGGTGCTCTTGCATCAGTTACCATATATCCTGAATCTTGATGTGTTCCAATAAATGTATTATATGGTGTAGCCATTATTTCTTGTTGTTGTGTATATTTTGCAGTGTCTTCAAATTGTGATGTTTGTCCTCTTTGACCTGCTATAAATGTATTATATTGTTTTGCCATTATATCTTGTTGATTTGTTTGTTTTGCATTATCTTCTAATTGTGCTATATGTCCTTTCTGTCCAGTTAAAAATGAATTATATTGTTTTGCCATTATATCTTGTTGTTGTGTCTGTCTTGCTTCATCTTCAAAATGTGTTGTTTGTGTTGTTAGACCTTTTAAAAATGTATTATACTGTGTTGCCATTATATCTTGTTGTTGTGTTTCTTTTGCAGAATCTTCAAATTGTGTTGTATGTCCCTTCTGTCCAATTAAAAATGTGTTATATTGTTTTGCCATTATATCTTGTTGTAGTGTTTCTTTTGCAGAATCTTCAAATTGTGTTGTATGTCCCTTCTGACCAGTTAAAAATGAATTATATTGTTTTGCCATTACATCTTGTTGTTGTGTCTGTCTTGCAATATTATTTGGATTAAATAAAATTGTACCCTGTGATTGATTGCTTGCACCAACTGGATTATAACTTTGTAATTGTTGTGTTGGATTTGCAATATTATTTGGATTAAATACATTTATACCTTGAATTTGATTACTTGCACCAACTGGATTATAACTTTGTAATTGTTGTGTTGGATTTGCAATATTATTTGGATTAAATGTATTTATACCTTGTATTTGATTACTTGCACCTGTTGGAATATAACTTTGTAATTGTTGTGTTGGAATTGCAATATTATTTGGATTAAATGTATTTATACCTTGCATTTGACTACTTGCACCTGTTGGAATATAACTTTGTAATTGTTGTGTTGGATTTGCAATATTATTTG